TGCAACGGCAAAATGACGGGTTCCTTCCGCCATTCCCGGTTTGGGATGACGTTAGAACCTTTGACGGAAAGCCGTGGCGAGGAATTGTTGACGTGGTTTCGGGGGGTTTTCCTTGTCAAGACATCAGCCCAGTCAGAAACCCTGAAGAAGGTATTAACGGAAGCAGATCAAGATTGTGGTCGGAGTTTTCACGAATCATTGGCGAGGTTGCACCCCGATGGGTACTGGTTGAAAACTCAAACCATCTTCGATACAGAGGTCTTGGAAGAGTCCTCAAAGACTTGGCCATCCTCGGGTATGATGCTGCTTGGGGAGTGCTATCGGCAAAAGACTGTGGAGCCAATCACGAAAGAAAACGGATGTGGATTGTTGCCCACCCCTACCGCCCACACATCTGTAGAGACAGGATGTCCTTCAGAGGGGAGGAGGAAGTCACCGGGGTTAGGGTGGATAGTTGGTGGAAAAGTGAATCCGGTTTTTGTAGAATGGATGATGGGGTGGCCTGTCGGATGGACCGACTTAAAGCCATTGGAAACGGACAAGTACCAATCGTGGCTGCAACAGCATTCAAACAGTTGTCTAGACTCCTGACATGCGTCCCCAACGACAAGATGCTACTGAAGGAGATTGAAAAGCTATGAATACTGAAACAACTGAGGTGGCTTACAGTACAAACAATGAGTATTTCAACTATACGTCACTAGACGAATTGCTTTCATACCTAGAGGTAGATGGTGAATTGTACATCGGTAAGGTGTACTACGAGATTGACACTGCACCTGTTGATTTGAGTTCATATCTGTCTGCTAGCTGGCTTCTTGACCAAGCTGAGGATCAGTTGTACGGCGATATTGGAGAAGCAGCAGAAGATGTCTTTTACGCAAGCAAAGAGGCAATCTCTGAATTGCAAACTTACCTAGAAACGTGGACAGACAAACATCTTTCCAAGGCTCGATATTGGCAGTGTGTTGGTAAATCCAGAGAGCGAGTAATCACTGAAAAGGACATTGCGAATTATGAAACCTAATTGGGACGAATCCCCATCGTGGGCTAACTGGTGGGCCATTGACCAAGGTGAAAGTGATGGGTTTGCTGAGTGGGGTTGGTATGAAAACTCCCCGTACCTAGACACGGCCTCTGGTCTGTGGTTCTATAGAGAATCAGAGGGTAAAGCAGAATATAGCTATGTAATGAACTATGAAGATGGACCTGCGTACAAAGAGAAACGACCGGAGGAGTACCGATGAAACCTGATTGGAAAGATGCACCCGATTGGGCTAACTACCTTGCAAGGGACGATGACGGGTGTTGGAACTGGTTTCAATTTGAACCCTATTGTTGGGGCACATACTGGCGATCAAGCAAAGGGGAAGTTTGTGTAGCAAGTGATGTTGCACACTGGACTGAAACGCTAGAACAACGACCTTCGACATGAGCCCCGACGAGTTCTTTCAAAGCGATCACTGGCTAGCTAGTACCAAGTCCTTTCACCTAATGGGACAACAGGCTTTTACGGGTATTGGGTTCGACATCGAGGGCGCATGTCGCTTGCGGGATCGGATCACAGGAATGATGACTGAGATTGAGAACGAGGTAGAGCCTAAACTTCCTCCTCGTCCTTTGAACAAAGGGGAACTAAAGGAATACTGTATTCCAGCTAAGCCGTGGAAGAAAGACGGGACACTAAGCTCTACGTTCGAGAAGTGGATGGAGAAGGTAGGAGCTAAACTGTATACCCAACGAGACATCAAGATTGGGGACGAAGTGTTTCCGATTGTCGGTGGTACGGAGACGATTACGACAGGCGTCATGCGCCTCGGAAACCAAGACGCCATCAAGGATTATCTGTTGTCGATTGGGTGGATTCCAACCCTTTTCAATTTTAAGAAGGACGCACGAGGTAAGCCAGAACGAGACGCCAAGGGTAACTACATCAAGACCACACCAAAGATGCAAGAGAACGGCAAGCTCTGCCCGAACCTTGAAGCGATGGAAGGCCCGATGGTCAAGCAGATTGTCAAGTGGCTTAGTCTTCGTAACCGCAAGTCAGTAGTAGAAGGGTGGTTGGAACGTCCACGGCTGCAGTTTGACGGGCGACTCACGGCAGGAAGCAGCGGTGTCACCCCGACCCAACGACAGAAGCACACGGAAGTCGTAAATGTACCGAAGGCTGACCCAAAGGTTTTGCTAGGCAAAGAGATGCGTAGTCTGTTCGTCGCCAAGCGACCGGGATACACACTTGTTGGATATGACGCATCTGCCCTAGAGGCACGTGTCGAAGCTCACTTTTGTTATCCGTATGAAGGTGGAAAGGACTACGCTGACACACTGATTAACAGTGACGTACACATGCGGACAGTAGAGATGGTGTTCCTAGAGGAAGTTAAGCACCTTCTCGGAACAGAGCGGTGGAACAAGAACGATCCGGAAGTCGTTCCTTGGCGCAATGCAGCAAAAAATATTTACTACGCGGCCGGCTATGGCGCTTCAAGCAAGAAAATTGCTAGCATGTTGGGCGTGAGCCAGCCGGATGCAGAAGAAGTGCTAGAGCGGTACTGGGAAGCAGCCAAGCCAAAGGCGATCTTCCGAGACAGGATTACGCAGTTCTGGGAAACTAAGGGTGACAAGAAGTGGATTCCCGGAATCGACGGTAAACGGATTTACACACGGTCCAAGCACAGCGTAGTGAACACAGCGTTTCAAAGCTGTGGTGCAATTGCAATGGAGTACAGCACGATCTTCATGGACAAGTGGTTGGGTGGAATAACGCTTGACAAAGACGGTGTTCCGTGCTATGTTTATAAGGACAGTAAGTTGTACCGCGTTGGGTACTTCCACGATGAGGTAATTTTTGAAGTACCTGAACACCTTGCTGTAGAGATTGGTGAGATGGGAGTAAGGAGTATTGAGAGTGCGGGGCGCATGTTGAAAATGCGAGTACCGCTTACTGGCGAATACAAGGTGGGGTCCAGTTGGGCATCCACACATTGAAATCTACGAGGAGAGAGTAAGTTGATTAAGGGTAAGATTGAAGCAGTCAGCACGAAAGAGTACAAGGGTAAGACCTACTACTCGATGAAGGTGAACGACACTTGGTACGGAGCGGGATTGAAGTCTCCGGGTGTAAAGGGCGATTTTGTAGAGTTTGACGCAGAACAGAACGATAAAGGTTACTGGAATGCGGGTAACATCAAGAAGGTAGCGGGGGCAAGTGTCCAGAATCCGAGTTCTGGTGGTTCATCCTCGGCACCTGCCCAAACTGATTGGGCTGCTAAGGACCGTAGTATCAGTTGGCAAGCAGCACGTAACAGTGCTAACGCGCTTTTGGCTGTTGGGGCAAGTGTCGGGTATCAGGACTTTCCGGACACGTTTGCTAAACTCCAAGCCAAGAGTGATGAACTGACGCTGAAGTTCTTCAACAGTTCTCAGAATCCGGGTGGAACTACGGAGGCAGCTAAAGCCTCTAAGCCCTCCCCCCGAAAGGAACAGGAGCCGGAAGAAGACCCGTTCCACGAGGATGAAATTCCTTTTGGTTAAGGAGGTAATTTGTGACCCGACCACCGGGAGCTTTTAACATCAAGGAAAGTAAACGCCAAGCAGCGGTTCGCTTGTTCAAGGACGGAAAGAACCGAGATGAAATCATCCAAGCACTCAAGGAAATGGGTGCTACGGAAAACACAGCAGTACAATACTACGCTTACGCTAAACGAGGAGAACAACTTTGATTAACATTGAAACGAACGATCCGGTCATCACCAACGAAGGCTTCCGATCCAGCATCCTGTTCAACGGTAAGGAGTACATCAGCGCTCAGACTTACGTGAGTCGAGATAGTGCTCGTCGTCAGGCGCGTAAGATCGTGCAGGCAGCTTGCAAGGGTAAGGGCAAGAAGGGCGGAGGTAAGGGTAAGTAAGCTTTTGGGGCGCATGTCAAGTGCGCCCTTTCTTTTCTATGCGGCTGTATACCCTGCGGCTTCTACCCGCTTGAAAGGTTAATTGGATACATGCGGGTTCGATTCCTGCCAGCCGCGCGATCTAAACGGACACACGACATATGCCCAACCTGACTACCCAACAATCAGAACAAATCAAAGAACACGTACTACGCTTGTACGAACAAGCACTTCTAGCAGGACGATACGGAAGTGAGTTGAAGTTGGACAGATACATCGGACACAACAAAGCAGCAATGGATCACATTCACAGTATCGGTTACATTCTTGACTATCCAGAGGAATCACAGTGAGTCAGATTGGATCGTTCAAGGACTTGCTTGCTCACCTTCCAGTCAAAGACTTTGAGCAGCCATCTAACCGACGTGCGACAGATGCCGAGTGTCTGTTTGAATACTTGACTGCAAGTAACCCTGTTACACGCTCTGTAAGTTTTGACATTGTTTCAAAGCGATTGAAAGGAGTAGTAAATTGAGCAAATGGCAACTCATTGAGACAGCACCGAAGGATAGCTCTGATTTCTTTTGCACAAACGGTTTCGATTTTGGAGTGGGGTATTGGTTTGAGGGACGCAGCAAGCCTTTTGCCAGAGACTCCCTTGGAGATGCTTTTACCCCGACGCTTTGGATTCCGATTCCGAAACTTCCAGAGGATTCTTGACATGAGCCGCGATAAGGTCGATGGTCTTGTTATTCTAGGTGCTGTTGCTGTGACTGCTTTGGTGGCATATGTCGCGTATCAGCAAGCACAAACCACCATCGTTCACGACTGTCTTCAGCTTGAGAAATTTCAAGTGAACGGTCGTGTGTTTAGCTGTTACACAACGGAAGAAAGCGGAGAAGATGTCTAACGCATTGATTCTGAACATGCGCCCAAACAAGGAGGAACAACATACGTGACACTAGATAACAACAAGGAAGACATTGTAACCCCGTGGTCAAGTGTCGGTTGGCTGACGTACCGCCGAACCTATGCTCGAACACAAGAGGACGGAACCCTTGAAGATTGGCCTGATACTGTTAATCGCGTAGTAGACGCCAGTAAGAACCTTCCCGTCCCGTTGAACGAAGAAGACGCGGAGTACCTTCGAGATACGATGTTGAAGTTGAAGGGTACTGTAGCAGGGCGGTTCCTGTGGCAGATGGGGACAAAGACAGTTGAGCGTCTTGGCCTTGCCAGCTTGATGAACTGTGCGTTTACGGTTGTCGATAATCTTGAAGCGTTCACTTGGACCTTTGACAACTTGATGCTTGGCAGCGGCGTTGGCTACAACATCCAGCGAGAATACGTCTACAAGCTCCCGCCTGTTCGAGAAGAATTTGAAACACCAACGCGAAAGGACGACGCAAGCGCAGATTTCATTGTTAGCGACACACGCGAAGGATGGGTCAAACTGCTTGACTACACGATTCGAGCAGCGTTCAAGCCAGAAGACAAACACACGTTCACGTACAGCACGCAGTTGATCCGTGGTAAAGGGGCTCCGATCAAGGGGTTCGGTGGTGTTGCAAGTGGACCAGAAGATTTGGTTTGGGGTATTGAGCAGATTGGCAACGTCATTGAACAACGACGAGGAAAACAGCTTCGCCCAATTGACTGTCTGGACATCCTGAACATCATCGGTAAGATTGTTGTTGCCGGTAACGTCCGACGCAGCGCACAGATTGCAATTGGTGACGCAGATGATCTTCAGTTTCTTCGTGCGAAGAACTGGGCACTCGGTAACATCCCAAGTTGGCGGCAGATGTCCAATAACAGTGTCGTGTGTAACGACATCAATCTTCTTCCCGATGAGATTTGGAACGGGTACGATGGCTCTGGTGAGCCTTATGGGTTGATTAACCTGAAGCTAAGTCAGAACGTAGGACGGATTGGAGACACTAAATACAAAGACCCGCTTGTGCGTGGTTATAACCCTTGTGCTGAACAGTCGCTGAACGCTTGGGAGACTTGTTGTCTTGCCGAGATTTTCCTTCCGAACATCGAATCAAAAGAGGAACTGTTCAAGGTAGCAAGTACGCTTTACAAGGTTTGCAAAGGTGCTCTCTTGTTGCCGTGTCATCAGAAGGCAACGGAAGAAGTGGTTCATAAGAACCTTCGCATGGGTATTGGCGTTACGGGATACATGGAGTGTACCGAAGAACAAAAATCGTGGTTGTCCGATGTTTACCTTCAGCTTCGTGAACTGGACAACGAGTACAGCAAACAGCACGGGATCAACAAGTCGATTAAGTTGACGACACAGAAGCCTTCAGGTACGCTTAGTTTGCTGCCGGGTGTGACTCCGGGCTGTCATCCGGCTTACGCGAAGCACATGATCCGCCGTATTCGTATTGCAGCGGACCACGATCTAGCTAAGACTTGTCGAGATCACGGTTACGACATTGAGTACGTTCGTAACTTTGACGGGTCAGAGGATCGTAGTACGGTTGTAGTCTCGTTTCCGTTCAGGCACAGCGAACACGCAGTGTTGGCGCGTGACATGAGCGCCGTTGACCAGCTTGAAGTTGTTCGCAGATTGCAGAAGGAATGGTCAGACAACTCAGTGTCTTGTACGGTGTATTACAAGATCGAAGAACTTCCGGAGATTAAAGAATACCTGAAGAAGCACTGGAACAAAAATTTCAAGACACTCTCGTTCTTGCTTCACAGTGACCACGGATTTGACCAAGCGCCGCTTGAAGAGATTACGAAAGAAGAGTACGACGCACTTGTAGCACGAACAACCCCGGTCACGTCAGGAGCAGCAAGTCTTGACTTTGATCCTTCGCTTGATTGCACTACGGGCGCTTGCCCAATTCGATAACTAGGAGAAATACAATTGGCTAACTCATCATTGCAAGAACTTGTGAACAAATTTGTGGCAGATGTCCAGAGTCTTGATACGAATGGACAGGCGACACCCACCCCCACTGTTGAAGCTGTTGTACACTACGACGAAGAGACTGGCTGGTTCTACAATACCCCTACAGGTGCTCCTCGCTCCAAGGGTGTTGACGAACTCCGACAAGAGCTTTACGCGAAGGGATACAAGGTCATCGCTGACCAGATTCCCATGTACCACTGCATCGCTTACTGGTTGAAACAGCAGTTCCCGAAGACTGCTTTCCTCAACATTGACAAAGTAAAGAGTGCGTTGGAAGACTTCGGTACTTTTGCTCCTCTCGTGGAAGACGAGAACGAAGACATCCTTGTTGACAACATCGTGTGGCAAACCAAGAGCGTTCTTGGTACGGTGATGATGACGAACCGAGACTATCCAAAGACGGAGTACCGAGGTCAGTACGGGCAGAACGGCTTTGTCAAGGTAGTTTGGGATCAGAATAATCTAAGCCCTGACTTCAGCCCGAGTGCTCCTCCTAGCTATCGAGACAATGTAGCCAACAACGCGATCCAGCGTCCAAGTGCTCAAGCGTTTCAGCAGTTCAAGCGCCGCTTTGACACGTTCGGGTACAACAGTCAACCGATTGCTGGTACTGAACGTACCGATCACTATGTGTACAATATCTGGTGGGACGGTACTACGGACGATAACGTGACTTGGTTCTGGCGTAACTGGGCTGTCTCTGTTGGAGCTAATGTAGACTTGTAACCGTTGGGGCGGATGTCCAGAATCGTAACATTTTTGGGGTGGGAGCAATCTCACCCTCTTTCTTTCTAGGATTTGTAAAACATGAGTAGCAAAATGTACCCAAGCAAAGATGAAGCAACACACAAATATTACGGTATGTATTACAAGGCAGGCGAGGAGACGTGCTATTTGTGGGCAGGTAACGAGTGGGTGTACTCTGCTTGCACAGCGGAGGACATCAAGAAGTTTGGGACCCCTCTTAAAACGAAGCAGGAAGCCCAAGAGCAATCGCAAGATCAACCCGCTACTACCCTACCGACCCCCTCTGGCAACAGCCCTTCCTTGCCCGTACAGGGGGTTTCAAAGGGTATTAAGTATCCTAGCAAGGAAAAACGAAAGAAAATCCTTGATGAGATGGTTCGAGAAGCAGAAGATATGGGTTTGTACGACACGGTTGGTAATCCGCTAGTGAAGCCTTTGATTCCGAACATGACGGAAAAGAACGCAAATGTGACACGTGACCCAACTTCTCCCGACAACCGTCAAGTAGGTGGCGATCACTACAAGCGTATGAAGGTACAGCCTTGGGCTGCACTTGATGACTGGTTGACAAGTGACCAGAAAGTAGGTTACTATCTTGGTAGTGCTGTTGCTTATCTTGCTCGGTTCAACAGTGAAGGTGTTGGAAAGGGTGGAGTTCAAGACGTGAAGAAAGCCAAGCACTATCTTGAAAAGCTGATTGACACGCTGAATAAGGAGAAGAAAGATGAGTAAGATGATTAAGCAGTTTGACGCTTGTGCTGGTCGTGACTACAAAGTATCTAACGGTGAACAGAAGACACATTGGATTCACTGTGGGCGCATGACGCAATGGGACGACGACACGTTCACCTTCGAACAGCACGCGGTTCCTACCTTTCCGG